CCGGATTTTTTAGATCCGGGGTTGTTGACATTCAAAATCTGCGATTAGGCGCTGAGTTTGAAACCATTGGCAGTTGCACTGTCAAGCTGGAAGCCTGTGTATGTGATGTTGGCAGCGGACAAGAAAGCTGCAGCATCAGCAAATGCCCCTGTGGGGAACACTGCGACGCTGAGTGCTACGCCGTCTACTTGGTACATGGCAACCACAGACGTTTGCTGAATAGCCTGGATTACGTTGGCCACATACTCACGCACACCACCTTCACCATTGATGCTGGTGTTGGCCACAGCACGGAAAAAGTCCAGTTTTGGACCTTGTGGCTGAACTGGCTGACCAGCAAGGCTGGTACTGGGAACCACTGGACCATTGCGTGTGTCTAGTGCAAATACTGGTTGGGAATCACCATTTACTGGATTGATATAAGCCATTTTCTAATCTCCTTGAATTATGGTCTTGTTGGACCTGCTTTTATTTAGCCGTTTCTGAGATTTTTGTTTGGTTGGGGTTGTTTCTCATTCTGTTTTGAGCAGCAAAGGCTTCGGGATCAAACCGACCTACCAGTTTTGCATAGCCATCGGGGGTGGCTATGACCCATCCTTCTTGCCCAGGGAATTGCAAATCGGCCTGACCTTTGAGCTGCATTTTCAATTCGTGCAACAATTCAAATGCCAAAAAAGCAGCGGCCATAGCTTCAGTATTGGATGCAGGACTGTTCAAATATTCAACAATGTTGGCATATTTTCTAGGGGTTACACGAGTCTGCAACCAAGTTCCAAATTCTCCCAATAACTGATTGGCCGGCGGCAATTTTGCACCCACTTTGGTATTGATAAAGTCCACTGCTAGTTTGAATAGATCAGTGATTTGCATGGCTCTGAGTTCAGCTGGATTGAACAGTGTGCGCATCTTGGCACCCTCAGTTCGCACTAGTTCTTTCAGTGCCTTGACAATGTTGGGATCGGCCTGTAAATTTTTTGGAGTTGCGGGACGCTCTAGCATCAACCCAGGCACTTCATTGAAGGTCACACGGGTCAGTGGCTGTCGATCATCGCCTTGATCTGCATACATTGAATGCACGGCAATACCGATGTTGCTATTGGCAATACGCTGGCCCAGGGGACTGCGGACTGGAATTCTGTACAGAGTTGTATTGGGTTGAAAAACAAAATTTCCAGATTCAACAGGAGGCTGCTGCATATACAACAAATCTCCCTTGACATATCCTCTAAAATTTTGAGGCAAGCTGGCCTCTAGTACTGGCCAAAGATCACGGTAAATTTGAATCAGTGCTTCTCGTTCTCCCGAACGTCGACGTTGTATGTCTGCCATCATTTCCGGAGACGTGGCCAAGCCATCATAGCCCTTGGCTTCAAATCCTGATCCGTCTGTGAGAACAAACTCGCCAGTGCTGGGTTTACGTCCCCATATCACAGCAGGTTTACCGTCCCATTTAGCAGTTGTGGCACTGGGCGTTACTTCAGCGTGGGAAACAATGTCCAGGGCTTTGACAATACCATCTGGGCCTAATCTGAATACCCAGTCTTCTAAGTGTTCAATACCTTTGGCTCTGCCGCCTACTGAACCAGGCTCGGCTGCTGCTTCCACAATGTTGCTTTCAATTAGCGGCGCCATGCCTTGATTGACTATGCGATCACGTAACCTAGCAAGAAAATTCACTTCATTTTCTTCATTGACTTGCCCGGGTTCCTTTAGTCCTTCTCTGGCTAGGTAGTCTCTGAAATCTTTGAGTTTGGCATCACGCTCTGGGTCTCGAGCTAACGCGGCGTAGATAGTCTCTACAGTAGATAAATCTTTTCTAGTTCGACCTTTGCCTAGTATCCATTGTGCCAATTGATCTGCATCTGTGCTTACCAGCTCATTGGTTGCACGGCTAAACACTCCATTCGCGCCTACTTTGAGGCCAAGATATTTGGCAATGGAGCTCATCAAAACAGCACGGTTCATGCCTTTGTAGGCAGAATTTGCGCCTTGGCTGTAATAAAATGTGCCCCAATCTAGATCAGGAAAAAACATAAAATCAGTTTGCACAAATCCATTTTTTGGTTGTCCGGCTATGGGCGTGCGCAAATGTACTTCACCTGCTTTTTTGACCCAATCTTTGGGGTTGAGTTTGTTGGCCGTTGCCCATTGCAGCAGTTTGGCCGCTAACTCATCTTTTGATATTGCACTGGCATCCACTGCTAGATCTAGGTCACCTGACGTTGGGTTTTTACCTGTGCTGCCTAACCAACGTTCCTTGGGGAATTCAACTCCAGTCAGTCGTTCTACCCACGCCACAGTTTGTGGTATATCGGCCTGATTGATACGACCAGTCAATGGATTGCCATCAACATCTTTGAATACGTTGCCGCCTTCCAATAATTTTTTTATCACAGTCTCATCCCCAAGGATGACAACCAATCTTGTGTTTCTGGGTCGCGTCTGCTAATATCAGGCAGTTTTTTGATTTCGTCAGCTATGGCATCCAAACGAGACTTAGGTATTACGGCTGTGATTGCACGTTCAGCGGCCGGTGCCCCCGGGCGAGCTGGCAGGCCTGAGTAGGGTCTAAAGCCAAAGATTTGCAAATAGTCTTGCATCACAGGACTTGGGGTGCTGGCCGGCCCAAGTCTACCTGTCATAGTTCTAATCTGCGTGATCTGGGAAGGAGTTATTCCCATTCTGCTTAGGATATTCATGGCATTACCCAATGATCCAGATTGGAATCGTGTCAGGGCCATGGCTTCATATGCACTTTGAGCCAATGTCTGCCAAGTTCTTAAACTAGCAGCATCATAATCAGGTTTAGAAAAATTCATCAATTCATTTTTGGCATCTGTAATTTGTTTCACAAGCTTTGTGGCTTCAGTCTGCACTGCAGGATCATTTGATACAAATCTAGGCAGTTGTGTATAGTCTCTGCCCACAGAGTTGCGCAACAAATTGGTGTGAATTTGAGTCAACAAAGATCTCTCTATTTCGCTTTTTATCGCAGGCGGTATGGCAGCTATACTGGCCACTCCAGCTTCTTGCATACTTTGATTCAATGCCTGTATCCATAACTTGTGTTGTTCTTTGGCCTGCTGATCGATTATAGGTTTAGCGGCTGCTGCAGCACGACTTTGTTGAGCGCCGTAGGGATTGCTGTTGGGTTGTGCAGGATCAATGCCAGTTTGACTTTTGATATACTGTCCTGCTTTGACCTGCGCTGTAGTAGCCAAAGCTTTGCCTACACTGGCGACTCCGCTCAAATCAATTTCGTTGAGCTTGGGGTTTCTACGTTTATAGGTGATTTCAAAGATCTGCATTGGTGCGCCTCACTGATCTTACAAATTTGCTGGTATCACGTGTGCGAATCGCATTGAGCAATTTTCTTTGCAAATTTTCTGCTTGTTCTGTGCTAAATTGTGATTCTATTTGTTCCAGCAACATGATGGCACTGGTTATGATATTGTGCGCACGATTTTCAATCAAAACTCTAGGGTCACGTTCAGTGTATAAACTGTCTAATTCTTCTAGAATACTACGGGTGCGCTTTTGCATCGCTCATGGGCCTTTGGATTATTTAGTGCTAGATCCATTAGAATAAATATCTAATCTAGGATCTATTATGACCAGTCAAATCAACCCCAACAATATCAACGGCGATTATCCAGTGCCCGGTGTGCCCAACAACAGTCAGGGCATGCGGGACAATTTTACCAATACTAAAACTAATTTTCAATATGCTGCCAGTGAAATCACTGAACTGCAGACCAATGGTGTTTTCAAATCTGCACTGACAGGCACCACACTAGACAACAACATGAATGACAACCTCATTTATGCTGTACAATTTAGTGATGTAAGCTGGCAATTGGTCACCCTGACCGCCACTAGTGGTTCAGTGACGTTGGATTATTCTGCGGCCAATTGGTATGTGATGCCCAGTCAAACCGGCAGCGTGAGTTTGGCATTTTCTAACTGGCCTACTTCTGGTACAGCAGGAACTCTACGGTTTAGAATTACCGTAACCAATGTACTCAACACATTGGTGTTTCCTGCTGCAGTGAGTTTGGGACTTGACGGCATACAGGGTAGAATTGGCAACACCATTATTTTTCCGGCCACGGGCACCTATGACTTTGAATTCTCAACCATTGACGGCGGCACTACCGTAACTGTGCAGGACCTGACACGACCTCTTTTGGGCAGTAGCATCGCAGGCACCGGGTACGGCCGCGGTGCAGGCAGTACAGTGACTCAGACCGGGTCTCGTACCACCACTGTTACATGCAACGGCTACACTGGTGCTATTACCTTGGTATCGGCTGCAGGA